CGCTGAAATGCGTCGCTTAGGCATCGCGACTCGATCCTCGGGAACGGCCTCACGCCTGTCTTTTCACTCCTGCCGTCACTTCTTTGCCACCAGCGTCTTGGCTGCTTCAGGAGGCAATCTCATCACGACTCAGCGCCTCATGCGCCACGCCTCCCCTACCGTCACAGCCCGATATGCCGACCTCGTCAACGATGAGGAGCGCAAAGTCATGGCGGGGTTGCTCTCGGATATTGATTGGGGTTAAAAGGCGAAAAGACCCCCTAAATTGCATCTTCACAGATGGATTAGGGGGTCTTTTCTATAACGCCAACGAATCAGGCGAGGTGTGACTCTAGTTGGCGAGAGCCAAATGAATTCCTTCTTCCAAAGAAATCTTTGGTGTGTAGAAGGTTTTCATAAGTTTGGCATCGCCTACTCGATAGGCAACGCCAACAGGCTCTGCCTCAAGGTGACGAATCGTCGGCGTATAGCCAACTGCTTGCGCCACGAGGCGAGCCAATTCATTGAAGGAAGTTGGCCTTCCTGTTGCTAGGTTCACAGTCTCAATGTCAGTCTCCCAAGCGGTGATGACTGCTTGAACAATGTCATTGATATGAATGAAATCTCGAACTTGAGTGCCATCGCCCCAAATTTCAAATGGGTGCGACTTCTTCCAACCGCGAGCAATAAATGATGGGAATGGATAGTCAAGTGCTTGGTCTGATCCGTATCCCGAAAATGGTCGGAATACTTGGACTTTCAATCCTTGTGCTCGTGCATGAACTGCGAGCATCTCCCCTGTCAGCTTTGCCCAACCGTAAGTCAAGTCAGGTGTTTGAATCATATTCAAGTCAATGAATGTTTCTTCAAGACGAAGCGGTGGCATTCCTGGTGCTTGCAAGAAAATTGGATATGCAGCCGAGGATGAGAAATATGTGATGTTCTTTGGTTTGGTGCGAAGCGCCCAACCGAACATTTCAGCATCGATTGCCAAGTCAACTGCCAAAGCAAGTGGTGAGCTTTCAATCATCTTGCGACCACCAACGACTGCTGCCAAATGAATGACTTGGTCAAAGTGTGTGCTGTCGGTACGAAAGAAATCGCGAGCATCTGTGCCGTTGACTATGTCCACACCAACAATCTCATGGCGTTCAAGATGGCGTCTGAAGTTGCGTCCGACAAAGCCAGCATCTCCTGTAATAAGAATTTTCATGCTCGATCCAATAATTCATCCAGGAGCTGACGATAAGCATCACTTGAAATGTATTGTTCAAAAGCCCTGGCATCAGATGAATAAATATCGTCAGCGTTGACCTCGCGATAACCCTCATCCCACGCCGCTTTTCCAGCAATAGGGTGCAAATGCTCAATGATGACTTCAGGCAGATAGGCCATCGCAGTGTCTTGGCCTAGTTTCAGCCAAAAGTTGTCGAGATATAGGTGAATCATGTTAGGCGGTGTCATCCCGCCAAGTGCCTGGACGATGTCGGCGGTCATGGCAACAGCCGTTGGCAGACCTTCTCCTTGGAGTAGGTCGTTGCCGTAGGCGATGCCTGTGCCTATTTCATCAAGTGCGTCACAGAGTTTGTCATCCCAATTCTCGGTGCGTGGTCTGTGGTCATCGCCTATGAATGCAAAGTATTGATAGTCATTTGTTGCAAGGATTTCAAAAGCTGCGCGGTTGAGTGGCTTTGCCATTCCCTTGCCTTGGCGTGGATAGACGAGCAAGGTGAACCCTGTGAATGCTCGGTATCCGTCAATCTCAGGATCATCATCGTCAACGACAATGAACAAATCTGCCTTGGTCTGTGTTGCTTTCCAGGAAACGAGCAGCTCTTCAATGTTGGAAGGTCTGCTTCGGCTTGGAATGATGACTGCCATGCTCATGCGATTTCTCCTGCAATGCTGGCGTAAGCCGCCATGTCTATAAAACTATCAAGATGATTGTGAGTCTCAACAAGTCTTGCAAGTTTGACGCCGACCATGCACAAGGCAACTTGCGATGGCGTCACATCAACGCCAAGTAGCACAGTCCAAATGTCTGCAATCCGCTTGTGATTGATGAATGGCTCGCCGTAGTTCTTTTGACGATCCGTTGATGTCAGGCGCAATGCCTCTTGCAGTATTTCTTCCCTGTTCATGTATCCCCTAGATTGTTTTAACTTCGTGGTGTTTCAAATATCCAATTGCTTGAGTCAATATTTGCACTGATTCATCAGCCATTCCAATCAAAGTGTTGCAGTTAGCGCACAGCAGTCCGCGAATTGGATTGTCGCTATCGCTATGGTCGTGATCGATGGAGAAGCGTTTGCCATAAGTCTCGGCATCTATTCCACAAATTGCGCATTTGCCATGTTGGGCGACAAAGAGAGCGTCATAGTCCACAGCGCGGATGACTTTGCGCTTAGCGTTGCGACACTCATTGCATTCATCCCTGCGACCATCAGAGGTACGGATATTGCGCGTGAATTGGTGAAATTCCTTCACTTTGGCGCAATACAGGCACTTCTTGGTTTCAATCATTAGTCAGTAAAAGTAGGTTTCCCAAATCCGACAATGAAGACTGGCAACGAGAGCTTGAGATTGCCTCGGTTTTTCTTCTTAAAAGCTCGAACTTTTTGGCATACTTCCCCGCCGTTGCGCTGGTCGCCCTTCTTATCGGGGGCAGTGTTGCCCTCGATGGTGGTGACTGTGCCGTCATTGTTGTTCTTGACTACAACTCCAACATGGCTGATGCGGTCAACGCCATCGCCAGGAAAATCAAAGAAGACTAGGTCGCCGACTTCAGGTGTTGCGCCTTCAGCATCTTGCCATGCGCTCTTCTTTTGGAAGGCTGTTGCTCCTGCCAAAGTTGATGTGCAGTCAGGAATCTTGACTCCGACGCCTTTGAAAATGAAGTTGACGAACGCACCACACCAAGGCTGATCAGCCTTTTGGTATTTTGTGTGATTGTCCCCTGTCTCGATATAGCCAAGCTCTTCGCGAGCTGCCATAGCGATTTGATTGCGTTGTGACATTACTTCTTCCCCTCGGTTTTGGTTGCTTTTGAAAATGCTTGATTGATTTCAGAATCAGTCAATTTGCCATCTGCCACATAGAAGCGTGAAAGTTCAGCGATGACATCCATTGTGGCCAGCAAGCCAGCGACTGCGGCTGCTTTCCATACATCGATGCCGAAGATTGAAGCTGCGCCGATTGTGCCAAGTGCGCCAATGACGAATGTGGCGCAGATGCGAAGGATGATGTTCTTGATGAGTTTCATGCTTATTCCTTATCTTGGGGATTACGAAGGGGAAAGGTAAAGACCCATGCAAAGATTGAAATGATGATGGCGTATCCAACAACAGTCTTTGCTGATCCTGTGAGAACTAGCCAACCAACAAAGAGACCGATGAAAGTCCAAATCTGATTGGCCATATCGGATGCAAATTCACGAAAACGGTTCATGGGTTTCTCCTCATAACAGCCCCGGCAAAGATGGTTGCAACAAGAATCTTTTTGGCTTTCTTGCGTGTAATTGGTGACATATCGTTTCCAATGTTTGCTATCGCAACATAGGCATCTGCAACTGCCTGTGCTGCCTCCCCGACACCAGGAAGGTCAATGTTGATGTCAATGTGAGGAATTGGAATTGCAATATCAGGTGCATTGAAAGTCATTCCACCTGGTTGACCAATAAAGGTTTCAGGGATGGTAATCGCATCAGGTGGAATCGGATCACCTGAACCCGGAGCAGGTGGCGGTGGAGTCAACACTCCATCTTCACCAACAACTTGCGGTTGCGTCTTTGTGCCAAAGAGTGCGATGCCACCGTTTTCCACACCTGCTTTGTCTTGCTGAACGCGAGGTGTCAAAAGGTTACTTTCGGGCAACTTTGGTTTATCGTCAGGAAGTTGGGCAGTGCCATTTGGCTTAACGCCTACATCTGCAATTGCTTTTTCCGCTTCTGCCTTTGCTTTTACTTCCTCGGCTTTGACCTTGTCAGCTTCTGCCTTGGCTTTATCAGCCTCGGCCTTAGCATTTGCATCGGCCTGCGCCTTAGCCGCAGCATCGGCTGCAATCTTTGCGACCTCAGCCGCTTGCTTATCAGCCTCGGCTTTCGCCTTAGCAACTTCTTGAGCAACTCGATCCGCATCAGCCTTGGCTTGTGCAATAGCCAAAAGTGCATCAGCATCAGCCTTTGCCTTTGCCATAGCTTCTGCCTTGAGTGCATCTGCAAGTGCTTGTGCTGCTTTGGCATCGGCGATGCGAGCATCTTCTGCCGCTTTTACAATCGCCGCTTCTGCCTCTTTTGCTGCTGCTTCTGCTGCCGCTTTCGCAGCCTCTGCCTCTTGCGCTGCCAATAGCGCAGCCGCCGCCTCAGCCTCTGCCTTGCGTTGAGCAATGACATCAGGTGCTGGCACAGGCTTTGGGGCAGGTGCAGGTGGTGCGGCGGGAATTGGTTCAGGTGTTGGCGATGGAGTTGGAGCAATAGTTGCCGACGGTTGTGGTGACGGTTGAGCTGTGACTGTTGCGCTTTCACCTATTGCTTGCGCCGATGGCGATGGAGATAAAGATGGAGTTGGTGACGCTGTTGGTGTCGGTGTATCTGACGGAGTCGGCGTTGGAGATGGTGTTGGTGACGCGCTTGCTGTCGGTGTATCCGATGGAGTTGGCGTTGGGCTTGGCGCAGGAACGATAGTGATTGGCGCTGCGTTCAAATAGATATCGCCCGCGACAAAGCCTGAATATAGATGCAAGGAATCATTGTCAGAGCGAATGCTGAACTGAAACATACGACCATCAAGTGCGCCAGCGTCATCAACTGTTGAAAATGGAAGGTCAATGTGTGTATTCATAGAGGCAACAGCTCTGCCACCGTCACACCCCTTGCAAAACCAAAAGACTGCGTATCGCTCAATTGGGGCAGAGTTTTCAGGTGCTTCCCACGCTAACTTGACAACCTTTGCCTGTTGATCCACTTCAATCTCAAGGTGGGTCGGCGGCTTGATAACTTCATCGCCACTAGCCCAATCAGGGATTGTTGCAAAGATGATGCCAAGTGCGATTGCAATACGAGCAACCTTGCGCAAAGGATTCCTGCTATCTCCCTGGAAACTTCATCTGATAAAGAAAATAACTCAATCGAGCCAGGAAATGCCTCATGAGACTCGGCGGCGCTTAGGCTTTGGAATGTCCATCGTTGCCTTCATCACTTCGATATCGGTCTTGATGATGGCTTGATTGTCGTGTAGTTCCTCAACCTGCTGTTTCATGCCGTTGCCATCGTTGAAGATGGCGTACTCAATGCGATCTAACTTCTTGGTGATGTTCAGGTATATGCGAAAACCCCCGCCAAGGATGACGAGAGTGTCACATATTGCCCACAACGCCCCAATAAGAAGCGAGGAGTTGGAAAGATTCATCGGGTGATGCTCAAAACACTCACAGTCGCTGCTACTGCTGCAATGACCCACAGTTCGCCCTCGTGGTTGGCGATTGTAATCTTGTCGTTAACATCGAGCTTGTAGCCAGTTGTTGAGCTAACAGTGCTATCTCCCCCGAGGTAGCAAACGCCTGTCTCAGTATGAAGGTAGATGTTCTCTGCCAAGGAATCGGCGCTGGCAATCTTTACTGCTGAAGTTGTCACTGCATATTGTGCGGATGTTGTTGCCATGAGGCTCTCCTAAGTCAAGGAAGGTTAGATGACGAGGGTGTTGGCTTCTGCTTCAGTCAAAGGTGTACCTGCAACAAGCTTTGCCTTTGCCGATGCCTTGAGAGTTGCCAACGCGGTAGCGGCGGCATCCTCTTCGGCGCGGCGGGCGGCGGCTGCTACTCGATCCGCTTCCATTTGCGCGATTTCAGCGTCAGTCAATTCAATGATTGATTCCACGCCTGTCTCGCAATTAACTTCGATTCGTGTTGGTCGTGTTGTCATTTTTTCTCCTTATGAGCTTTTGATGCCGTATAAATAAAATGTGCTGTACTGTACAAATGAACCAGAGTCAGCAGGTGTGATTAAAATTGATGTAATTGCTGCTGTGTTACCCCAAAGACCAGCGTACAATTCAGTATAAGCAGAAGTTCCATTTGTTTCCAACAGAGCATCAACTGATACTGATTTATTATTACCTGATGTGTAATTTGGAATGTAAATTTCAGCACTACCAAATGTATTTGCAGTATTACTTAATTGAGATAGAGCAAGAATACCTTCCATAATTGTTAATGAAGAACCTTGACCCGAGTTTGCAGTTGATCCATCGCCCCAAAGTCTTTTGTAAGAATATCCTGAAGTACTTCCGTTAAAGTTAAGACCATAAGCAGTACTATTAAGAGACATTCTTGCGCTTGTGACAAGTTTCAAATCTGTATATGTCTGAGGTATAGAAGAAAAAGTTATAGAGGTTGCAGAACTTGCAAGAGTTTTTGCTTCAATTAATGTCATTGTGTTTGCCATAGTTATGCCGCCGCGATTCCGTATAGGGTCATTGTTGAACCAGCACCTAAATTGTTTCCAGTAAGTAATCTCATTGAAGTAATTGCAGAAGTAGAACGCCAAAGACCTACTTGAGCGTAAACAGCAGCAACTGCTCCCTCTCCACCTCTATCAAGCAAAGTTTTATATGTAGTTGAATTTGAATAATTCATAATTTGAAAAATTGCTTGAGAAAAAGTTGCACTATTGGTTTGAGTGCTTAATGTTCTGTAAGAACTGTAACTTGATTCTCTACTACTGGTTGCTGATGAACCATCACCTTTGAGTTGAGTTCGAGAATAATTTGTTCCAGTATCACCATTGAAAGTTATTTCAAAGTTACTATTATTGGATGGATTGTTAGCCATAATGACTACAATCAAATCAGTATAAGTTCCAGGAATGCTTGAAAAAGTATAACTTGCAACGCTTCCAGTAGCAGTGTAAGTCGCTATGGGTGTATAGGTTGAGCCTGATGCCATTGTCTGTTACCCCTTAATTCCGTAAAGCGCAAATGATGAGTACTGCACAAACCCTGTGCCGTAAACAGGCGTTAAAGAAATACTTGTAATTGCTGCTGTTGAACGTGAAAGATTTGAATATAACCAGACTGTTCCTGAACCATTTTGTTCATTGCCGCCAAAACTTCTGCTTACCTTATTTTTGTTTGTATTTGTATAATCTAAAATATCTATAACGCCAACTCCAAATATATTAGCGGAGGCTGTTTCAGCGGCTGTGTTAGCCACTCCAGCATATACACCATCGTAATAATTTGCTCCTGTTGATGAGCCATTGCCGTAAATTCTGTGATAATTGCTGTTGCTTGACGAACCGCCATTAAACAAAATGTTGAAATCGTCTTGCGCACCACCTGAGCCAGTTGTGCGCCCCAGCCAACGAATCTGTAGGTGCTTGAATGTGGACGGGATAGAGGAGAACGAGATAGAACTCGAACCCCCACTGCCAACTGTAACTGTAGCAATAGACTCATAGGACGAAGTGTTGAGTTTGCCCGAAATCTGTGAAGCCAAAATCCCTAGAATCGGAGTCATTAGGCAAGGTCTCCCACAACATAGAATGTTGGAGTTGCGCCACCTGTTTGACAGATGATTGTGGCCGCCGAGTATTGCACTCGCAGCTTAGGAGCAGCTGATGTTGCACCTGTTGAGACTATGGTCGCACCACTTGCCGCAGCCAAGGTCACTTGACCTGCACCAGTTGCGATGATGTTGATCTGTTCCCCTGCTGCATAAACCGAAATGGGCAGCGTCAAT